ATGTGATCTAAGGCACTCCCGGTCATAACATGACAGAACGACTGCGCGTCCCAACGAGCCGGCAGAGAGAACCCCATGTAGAAATCGTTAAGGCGGATCTTGTCTTCCTTGTTCGCCCAGGACTGTGGGAACTTGTCACCGTTCTTTTCAACAGCGTCCTTAAGAGCGATGTTCAAAGCGTCCATCGGCTTCCAGCCTTCGTTTCCAAGAATGTCGAAGATCTCTTGGATTCTCTGTGACTCAAGATTTGTCTTGTTCATGTGCCCGTCAACGTAACCGTCTTGATTTATCAGGTCAGCAACGTATTTTGACGGTTCAGCATTGTATTTTTGTCTGTTCCACGTGATCTCTAGATTCTCAAGATCGCCGATGACGTCAAACATCTTTGGCATTTCCTTCGGCATTTCAGCGTGCGCGCCAAACGGCATACCGCTTTCAACAGCAACCCAGAAGTATCGCATTCTGTACGAGAACCCACCAAGCATCAGGTTGTTGTGCTTAACGTGATACAGGTCATACTTCTTGCCTGAAAGTTCTTCAAGCATGTCACGGTACTGCACCATAACCGAACGCCCTTGCGTGTATGCCTGCTGCACACATTCAAAGACAACCATCTTTGGTTTGACTCTAGCGGCGTATCTCATGAACGCACGGGTGTGTTCGTGCGCCGCTGCGTCGGGTCCGCGGTTAGTCGGGCCGGACCAAAGTGACCAGCCGGAGCACGGTGGGCAACCAAGAACTACATCAACAGGAGTTTCAGGCCATTCATTCGAGTCTTCAGAGAAGAACGATGTCCACTGGTTTCCAAGGTGTTTTCTATTCGCTTCAGCGACCGGGTTTCCAAAGTTAAGAGTCCCAGTGCGCAACTGCATCTCAAGCCCTGATCTAACAAAGCCAAGACTCATAAAGCCGGCAAGGCCGTTGCAGTCAATAAAGGTAGGTGCGCTCATCGTAGTTCCTCTCGTACGTTATTCAATGTAGATTCTACCACGTCTTACTGTAGCGGCTGAACATTTAGTCCGACTTCGTAGCCGCACGCGGCGTACCCAGCAATATCAACCCACGTGTCAGGTTGAAAGCCAGAATTAGAAGCGTATCTGGCAACCTTGACTGCTACCATCGCCATTGCCACATCTTCGTTCGTGAATTCTCTGCCAAATAGCACCGACCAGATCTTTGCAATTCTGCTAAAGTTCTCCTCTGGTCCGCCGTACTGAGTGTCTCTTTCACCGGAGATGATCCTACCTGCCTGCGCAAGCATGTCTTGTCTTGGGCTTGTTTGCGTTTCTTTTTTCATCAGCTACAACTTTACTCTTGCTGTGAACGTAGCGGTATAGAACTCTGTATCCGGGTTTTCATCAGGCTGATGCACGTAGATCTCCGAGTCGATAGGCAGAGGCACTGTTTGATCGTCAACAAAGTTGCACCACTTTGCGCGCAGCGACTCGGTAAGTTCTTCTAGAGTTCTGCCTGTTGTTTGCATTTGAACGTTAAGTCTCATTGTCATTCCTCGTATTCGCTAAGATCTTCAAATTCTGCTTTAATTCCATACCCAACTCTTTGATATAGAAGCCCACCGTCTACGTACACTCCGGTATCGGACTCATACGGGCAGTCACATTTAACGTAGTCATGTCTATGTAACGATTCAATTGTTGTACCACAGGTCAGGCACTTAAGAGCGTTACGAACTAGCTTCGCCATTTAGAAGTTTCTCTCTGTCTACAACTTTGAACCCGTTAGGTGCTTCCTTTGGATCAAGAGTTTTGTACCACATATCTTTTTTCATTAGAACTCCGGGATTGCCTGTCATCTCACAGGTTTCCCACGCGACTTGCTCATATTTTCTAATGACCTTGTGTATCTCATCTGCAACTTCTGGTTTTGAAGTGGCGCAATAATAGCGTAGCCCACCGAATTTTTCCTTGATCTGTTGAATTGTGTAGTCTGGGTCGATAGAACTTAGTTCTTTGTCGATGTCGTGAATTATTCCGTGCCAACCTTGACCACAGTCAATCATCTTTGGCCAACCAAAGCCAAATCTATCAAGCACGGGAGAAAGATCAACCTTGCCGACAGCCACTAGGTAGAACCTATTCTTAAACGATCCGTTGGTCTTTCGCTTCATGTACGCCGCATTGATTAGATCAGCCTCGCTGTGACCGATCTCTTCAGCAAGACATGTAAGTACTTCGTAGATGTCAGACAGCTCCATCAGACGCTTTTCTTCGTCCGCTTCAATTAGCTCGTTAGTCTCTTCATATAGTTTGCGATGAAGAGCTCTACGATACTCTTCCTGTGGAAGAATGTAGACAGCCGGGTGCTCTCCTGAGTCCTTAATGATCTTAGGAATATGATCTCTCACAAGCTTTCCCATTTTAGGTTGTCACTAATTTCTTCTCTAGTTTGTACACAGGATGTCGTGCTGAAGTTACGTGCGGAAGTTTGTAATCAATTGTAGTGACGTAGACGTCGCCGTCCTTGATATTAGTAACTTTAACAAGTCTTCCGTTGTGAAGTTTACCAGCATCGGTAGTATACGCATTATTTTTTACCCTCAAAACATCACCAATAGAGATAGTAAGATTAACAGCGTCTTCCCATATGTAGATCATCGTCTATCCTTTTAAGGCGCTCGGGCAGAATGTCTCTGGGCATTGGCTCACGTCGTAGTCGTCAAGAGCCCTAAAGCACAGTGTGCACTTAACACCAGCGTCAAGGACCTTGTACCCATTCTTCTGACGGTCCGCATTCTTCTGCATCTTAGCGAGGTATTCCTTGTCAAGTTCTTCGTCCGTCGCGCCAGCGGCGCAAAGAATATTTGCTACAAAGTGCAAAACATCTACACATTCCTTGAGGATCTCACGACGGTCAGCGTATGGATCATCGTGCTGCCATGGCTTCCACGAGATGGCCTTACGAACCTCGGCAAGTTCATCGTCGATCGCAAGCATATTCCAGCGGATATACTCAATAAGGTTTCTTAGATCATCGTGCTCATCGCTATGAAACGATGTGTAGTCAACGTTGTAGACGTCTGTTTGAAGTTGACGTGTCTTTTGCAGCCATTGGCCAAATAGTACGTTGTTTGTCATAGCCCTAGTCCATTCTTTAGTGTTTGTAGTGTCTCCTGCGCGGTTGTAAGCGCGGACATATATTGCTTTCTTTGCGTTACTGCTAGTTCGTAGATATCAACATAATCCATGTCTTCTACTTTTGAAGGCAGTAACGACCAAGAATCCCCGATCACAGACGTGGTACGCCAGTCGCTAAAGACGGGAGTCTCTGAGTTTAACGCCTGAGCTATTCTATAGTTCCACCAAAGCATTCCATCATTAGACATACTTATGATCGCACCAGATGAGTCAGCTACTAGATCGTAAACGTCTGAGTCGGTTGTTCCTTTGTTCTTCTTCATGTCAACTATAGGATTTGCAAGTGACTTCTCGAGTGTCTTAAACCATTTTGCTTTTCTATTGTCAACAACCCAAAAGTCGTTTCTAGTTGTTACAAAATGACTTGTGATTCTTTTAACGAGTGATGAATCAATCTGCAGTCCGAGTGCTACGTTCTTTACTTCGCCGAATAGATCTTTCTCTACGTTAGCGTTGTCGACGAACGGTGTTGATGGGTACAAGGTAACGTAGTCCCACTGAGACAGAAGAGCCTTAGCACCGCCTAGAACTGAGTCCATGACCTTGGCGTTTCCAGTGACGTCGGAGTAGTGCTTTCTGCTAGCGTAGAACGGCTTAACAATGTCGTCGCTGTTTCTGTCTATAGCTCGGAGACTTGTGCGTATCTTTGACGGTTCTGGCGCGTCAATAAACAAGCGTAGTCTATCATCATTCTTAAGAATATTGATCATATGAAGAGCGCCATACGCCTTGTTTGCAGCAAGACTTAAGATAGGAGCTACACCAATCAGTATGGCGTCATACTGTTTGAAGTCGCTCTTCTTTAGAAACACCGATGGTTCTATAAAATGAACAGAGACGTTGTTTTCTTTCAGCACTTCATATAGCGTGCTTGCAAAACTAGCGCTTCTATAGAATGATTTTTCCGAAGACTGAGATGCTGTCATCCCAGAGATTGCAATTGACTTCATTATCTACTGCCGTCTGGGTTGATCTTTAGACCCTTGTCTTCTTCCAGCGCGCGGTGAACGATTCTATTGCAGTGCTCAACGAATGATTCATACGATGGCATGTGCGCACGAAGAGCGCTTGCCTGTGCTTCGGCGGCGCCAGCAAGTTCTGCATCTGACATGCTTTCAACCTGTCTAATCGTGAGTGAGTACGGTGCGCCTAGTGGTTTGCCTTCTCCCTTGTCCGTGACAAGAATGGACTTAACTCTAGCGGCGTACATAAATCGGCTTCTCCACCAGCCGCTGCCGGCGTGTGGGTACGGAGGAGAAAGAATTCCCCAATGCTCGTTGTAGAACGACAGCACGTCGGCTTCAGTATCAAAGCGCTGTCCGCCGTACTTTCTAACGAGTTTGCGACTGCCAACAATTTCAACAGGCCATTCAATGGTCTTCTTTTCCAACCACGTGTCGTGCGGCATCAACGCACCAAGAACCCATGCCTTTTTCTTTTCAGACGGTTCCTTCGGGCTGCTCGTGTTTAGAATATTGAAGATCGTTGAGCTTGGGTCAAGAGCTTCAATTCCGTGCATCTCCGCAGGCATTCTTTTACGAACCAAAGATCTATCGCCAAAAGAATACATCGGGCATACTGGAACAAGACCATTAGCCCATCGTTCAGCAAGAAGAGTCTGCGCGGTCTGCACTAGTTGGCCTTCAT